TTGATAGAGTCAATCCAGTAGAAGTATTTATGTTTTTTGGTATGTAGACCTTTAGTGGCTCTGTTTAGAGCTGCGTTATAAAGTTTATTGGTGGGGAATTTTTGTTTCTGGTCTATGGTAAATGGTGTAGGGGGAGTAGTATATGTTTTAACTTCTGGTAGAGCTTTCTTAGGGTTCTCTTTAGCTTGTGTTCTTAGTTTCTCTGGGTAGTATTTTATGGTTATGTTGCCATAAGCAACCATTGGTCTATAATCATCTGGGTAAGTAGTATTGTTAATAATGTTCATATAATTTAAAGTTAAACTTTAAAAATAAATAATATATTTGATATATGCGTTATGGATGCAGAGATAATAGAAATACCGATATATAAAACAAAAGTAGAGTTATATGCGTATGATAATATTGAAACATCAATTAGCTTATTAAAGCACAAATACGAGAAATACAATTTTAAGATAGATCAGAATACCGTAGGATATAGCACATGGATTAAAGTAGGTGGAATAAACAAGTTTATAATATTAATAAATAGAGATAGTGATTATTCAATTATAGCGCATGAGAGTTTACATCTAACTTGGTATATACTTGATAGTATAGGGTTAGAGGTAAATTCGAAGAACCACGAAGCTCAAGCATATTTGCTTGAATATTTATTAAAGAACATTTTAAAACATTTACAAAATGAGCAAAATTGATATTATAAGATTAGATGATAACACTCTTCTGGTTGATGGGGAGCATTGTTATAACATTAATGGAGTTTACATAAGTGTAGACAAAAAGAAGATTAATAGAATGGATAGTGTTAAGATAGATGCTATTTATGATTTCTTAGTAGAAGAAAAGAGATATTGGGAAAGCAAAGCTGAAAAGGCGGTAAGAAACTTATTAGTAGAATTAAACTTTAAATATAAATACAATTAATATGGGATCTAATATTATGAAAAAAGCATTTGGTATGCGATTAGCTGAAGCAAGTGAAAAGTATATTGCACAGCAAAAAAAGAATAAGAAGTCCGATGCAGTAACTCCAGCTTACAAGTCTAAAAGAGGTTGGTGGAACAAATAGGAAAAAAGATAGTATCATATGTGGAAGGTAATTTGAATATGCTTAGTGATACATTTCAGATGATGGAATGGTATCGTAAAGAACAAGTGCTTTATCGTATGAATATATGTAAAGATACTTGTTTGCCGGCTGGTAGATGTGAGGTATGTAATTGTAAAGTACCTGGTAAGATGTATTCAACACTGTCATGTGATAAATCTAAGTTTCCTGATTTAATGGGAAAAGAAGATTGGGAAAAGTATAAGAAAGCAAATAATATAGATGTACAACGAATTGATAGAGATTGATAGAGAGGGCAATGTATTTTTGCAAGATAACTCTATAGCATTGATGCCTAAGCTATTTGAAGTCTATAAGCATAAACGAATGGGAAGTAATATGGTTAGATGGATAGTAGCTATGGCTGACTATAAATCTCCATATCGTAGATTAAGCATTGGATGAATATAAGAAATGTCAATATGATCCATTAATAGACCAGTATAATGCTATGAGTGAACAAATGTATTTAATTACTGAAGTCTATAGAGCAATGGTTCCTACACAAAGTAACTTAGAGGATTTAAATGATATAGCTATCAAAATGGAAAAGGCAGCTGTAGCACGAGATAAAATAAAAGCATTGATATTAAAGGATAGAGAAAGTGATTCTAAAATACAAGGAACCAGTAGTGAAAACTTTAGTATGCTTGAAACTAAATTAAGACTGGAAGAGCTTTGATTAGTGGTGATAAATACAGACCTGTGCTTTTTGATAAAACTGCAAAGAAACTAAGACCAGGTTCTATTGACCATAGTAACTATTGGAACGAACAAATTAAAAGATGTCGTGAAGGATGGAAGCCAAGTGGTGGAACATTTATGCCCGGTCCATATTATTTCTATTTAAACTTCTCACAAATACACGCCTATGATGAAAAGATAGGTCGTAAAAGAATGATGGCTCCAAGCTATCGAGATCAAGACCATGAATACTTTACTGAAATTCACAATGCAAAAGAAGGTGGGTATGGTATCATAGTAGGTAAAGCAAGGCGTAAGGGGTTTTCATTTATGAATGCTAATATACTATTAGCTGAATGGACTTTATATCCACAAAGTGAAAATGGTATTGGCGCACAAATGGAACACTATGTTCAGGATTTCCGAAAAAAGATGATGATGTCTTATTATGCACTACCTACTGAAATGCGTAATCAAACATTACATAATAACGAATTAATACTACAGTCTGGCTATAAAGAAAAGGTAGATGGACAATGGTTAGAAAAAGGCACCAAGAGTATGATTCACTTTAGGGTGATGGATAAGCCTGATGCCTTTCGTGGTACTACATTAACATATTTGGTGCTTGAAGAAGCGGGTGAATTTAAAAAACTAAAAAAAGCTTATTATGCTAATGAAGAATGTTTTAGGGAAGGTTCTTTACAATTCGGTGTACCTATAATTGGTGGTACTTCCAATCAGATTAGTAATGAGAGTGAAGACTTTATGGAGATGTATTACAATCCAGAAGAGTATAACTTAAGGAAAATATTTATAAGTGCTGCTAAAGTATATCATGGTTTTTTTAATTATAAGACTGGAACAAGTGATATAGAAGGTGCTACTAAGCACATTGAACAAAGAGCAGCTGAGAAAAAGGGAGCAAGAGATAAAGCTTTATACTATGCCTTTAGACAGGAGATGCCGCTTAAAGAAGAGCATATGTTTCTTCAAGTCGGCACAACTCCTTTTGATTTAGATAAAATTAATATACAGAGAACTAATATACTTACTAATAAAAAATTAAATGTAGTTCGTAGAGCTAAGTTGCATTGGCAAAAGAATAGTAAGGGAAAATATATTTTAGGTTCAAAACCAATATTAGAATATGCTTCTGACGGTATGTTTAAAATATTACATGAAAATTTAGAAACTCATAAAAATGTAAATGTATCAGCTGTGGATCCTTATCATGTTGATGATAGTATGGATGTTGAGATAGGAGTAAGAGAATCAAGAGGTTGTATGTGTGTGTATAGGAGATTTGTGAATATGGATATTCCTGGAGAATTGCCTGTTGCTTTTTATACTGATAGACCTTATTCTAAAGAAGAATTTTATGAGAACTGTTTAAAATTAGCAGTTTATTATCAAACGCAAATATTAGTTGAATATAATGATGATGGTTTTTTAAAGTATTTTATTAATAACAATATGACCAGATACTTAAAAGAAAGACCACGCTCTGCAGATTCACCGTATAGTCAAGTTTCTAATAAGTATGGTATTCATATGAAAGCATATCAAAAGTCTTTATTGGTAGAGCTGGTAGATGAATATATTAAAAAGCATTATGAAGATATTTACTTTATGAGTTTGTTGGAAGAGATGGCTATATTTGGCAAAAAGAATACGGATGAAGTTATGGCTTTTGGTATGGCTTTAATTCACGATATGGACACTACAAGACATATTGTAAGTAAGGAAGAAGAAGAAGATGTGACAAAAGATTTTTATCCACATTTTAAAAGAGCTAACAACGGAACAATAGTTTCTGTGCATAGAAATAATAATAACAACTTTCAAAATAGGAGAAAAAATCCTACTTTTGATTATAACTTTGATTAGGAATGACTGACAGTGTAAATTTTCCAAGACAAAATATTCCTGCTGAAAAGAAAAATGAAGAATGGGTATTAGATTGTATTAATGCTATAATCAGCTATCAAGATACTGGAGATAGATACCGAAATGAAAAAGTAAAAGACCACGAAAATTATTTAATAGCAGAAGGTTATTTTGATACTAAACAGTTTGAGTATGTTACTGATATGTACGGTATTACAGCTCCAGCTCGTTTAGTAAACTATCCTATAATAATGCCTAAGCTTGATTTATTGCTTGGTGAATTAATTTCTCAACCACTTTCATTTACTGCCTTTGTAGTTAACCGTAGTGCCATTCGTAGAAAGAATGAAAAGAAAATACAAGCAGCAGCAGAGTTTATATTAAGACCATTACGAAGAAAGATAGAAGAAGCTACTAAAGTAGAATTTCAAGATGAAGATTTAGGAATGGAACTTCCTGAAGATGTAAAAGCTTTTCAAGAATATAAATTTAGAGATGCTATTGAAGATCAAATACATGTTGGACTTCAATACATTATTCAGAAATATGATTTAAAGAATATCTTTAAAAGAGGATTCTTTGACATGGGCGTAACATCTAAAGAGTTCTATAGGGTTATTATTAAAAATGGAGACCCTGTACCAGAAAGATTAGATCCTCGTGTAGTAATATATGACCCTGATAGTGAAAAAGAAACACTACAGGATTCTCTATATGCCGGTGTAGATAAGTATTACACTATTAATGAAATCATTGATAGGCTTGGACATATACTAACAAAGAAAGATGTAGACTATTTAGAAGAAT